TTTGAGTACTTCAGAAACAAAGACGTTTTTGAAAGTTGATTCAAGCGATGAAGACACATTGATTGATACTTTGATCAAAGCTTCCAGGCAATTGATTGAAAGAGAATATGATGTTGCACTGATTACGCAAACTTTGGATTTCAAATTTGATGATTTTCCAATCATCGAACATTGCAACCCAGATGGCGCAATCATTCCTTTAGTTAGACCGATTCAAAGTGTGACATATATCAAGTACAACGACACAGACGGAAACGAACAAACATGGTCTTCAAGTTTGTACACAGTTGATGCAGATGACCAACGCGAACAGGCGCGAATTGTCCCCGCTTATGATGAAGAGTACCCAGAAACCAGAATTGAAATAAATGCGGTAACGGTTAGGGCTGTTTGCGGATATGGTGATGCAGCCACAGACATTCCTGAAAATATAAAATTAGCGATGTTAATGCAAATAGCTTTCTGGTATGAGAACAGGGAAGACATGCCATTAAAGATGATGGGAAGAACTACCAGACAGCTATTGAATAATGAGTTTTTGAAAGTAATATGAATTTACAATCAAAAGAACACATTGGAAACTTAGACAGAAGGATTACATTATTAAGCCCTTCGCAAAGCCAGACAGCTAGTGGATTTGTAAAAACAGATTCTTGGACAAGTGTGGCAGATCGTTGGGCTAAGGTTGATTATGATGATGGAAGGGAAATTTTTAAAGGTGATCGAGAAACAGCGAAAACAGAAGTTTTTTTTACGGTACGAAATGACAGCACCACCAGAACAATTGATAAGACGTGGCGGGTTCAATACGATTCAAAGCAATTTGATATTACAACAATCACAGAAATAGGACGGCAAAGATTTTTTAAAATCGAAACTGAATTAAGGGAATAATGGCACAAAGCGAAATTGATAGAGAATTAAAGAAAGCCATTGATAACCTGAAGGTATTACGGAAAGGCTTGACAAGAAAGGAAATACAAGATCCTTTGAAAAAGTCTTCAAAGATCCTGGTGAAAGCCTCAAAGCAGAATATTCCAAAAGGGAAAAGACAATTTCATCACAGATACGAAGGGAAGGTCAGTGGAAAGAAGAAAGCCCCCAAAGGATTGGGGAAAATTGCGGCAACATATTACAAAGGTAATTTGCGCCGATCATTACAAACTTTAATTTTCAGGAGATCATTGAATGTTTTTGTGGGCTTCAAACGCCCAAAAGGCGGAAACAGGGGAGAATTTAAAGGAAGGAAGGTTGATGGATATTATGCAATTATGAGAATGGAATTAGGGCAAGCCCCTTTGCGGCGTGCGGTGGATAGTACGAAAACACAGATGGGAACAGACATAACGCAAAGGTTGAATGAATTAGCAAAACAAGTTTTAGGAAAATTAAAATGATAGGAAACGCAATATTCAGTTTGTTAGATTCGGATGGAACCTTGGGCGCAATTGTTGGGTCAAGGATTTATCCAACGGCGGCAACCCAAACCAGTTCTTTGCCTGACAATTATATTGTTTACACCCTTATCAGTAGTCAACCAAAAGACACCAAAACGGGGGTCAGCAATTTAGATTTTGTTAGAATACAAGTTGAATGTTACAGCAAAGACCGGGATGAAGCAGTGACCATGTACGAGCGGGTCAGAACAATATTAGACAGATATGAAGGAACGGCGGCAAGCATCGACATAGAATCAATTCAATATCAAACAGTTTTGGAAGATTACGTTTGGGAGTATGAAAGATACATTGTGGCATCTGATTACATCATTCAAGAAAAAAGATAATAATGCAATTAGTACTAATTAAGGAAATAAAAAATTCATCAGGCAGAACTTTGAAAGCTGGACAAGTGGGAGAATTTCACCCCACCTTTGCAAAGAAGATGATTGAATCAGGCGAAGCGGTGGAGTATAAAAAAGCATTACACCACCCATTCCAAAAGGGTGCCTTTGTGGATCTCTCCAAAATGCAAAACGCAACCAAAAAGACAACAACCCCAAAACCAAAAATAAAAAAGAAAACATTCTTTAAAAATTAAAAGGGTTTCTAAAATCCAATTAATAATCACAAAAAAACACGTTAAAAAATGGCTTCAGTAGGACATATTAATTCAACCAAATATCAGCTTTACAAAGGTGCAAGTGCAATTGGTTACTTGACTGATGTGCAATTTGAAAGATCAGTTGAAACAATTGAAGTGACAACAAAAGATTCAGCCGGAAACGCTGAATTTATTGCGGGGAAAGCGGCATTCTCTTACAATGCTTCTTTGATCTTTCGGGAAGATGCCACCTATGGGTATAATGATTTGATGACTGATATGAACGCCAAAACAGCCATTACAATTAAAGCGACAACCAGCGTGACGGGTGACAGTTACGAAGAAGGGAGTATCATTATCACCAGCCTTTCACGGGGTGGCGGGGTTGAATCAACCTTTGATGCGTCGGTTTCATTCCAGGGCACAGGAGCATTGACGATTGATGTTGAAGTGTAAACAACAAATAGGAAGGTGATAAAAATCACCTTCCTATATTCCTTTTATAAACTAAGACAAAAAAAAATGCAAGAAATTTTCATTGGTAACGAAAAGCGCCCAATACGTTTTTCATTTGGGGCACTTAAAAAAATGCGAAAGCTGGCAAAAGAGCAATCTATTGAAATAACAGAAGAAACTGAAGACCTGGACATTGTTCATCTTCAGGTTTTTGTAGGATTAGAAGCAGCCGCAAAAAAGCTAGGACAAAAGTTTGATCATTCTATCATTGAAGTTGAATTGTGGGTTGATGACCTTGAAATCAATGAAGTAATGGCGATCAATGAAATAATTACAAAAGAAATCACAGGGCACCTACCAAAAGCGGATGGGTCAAAAAACTAATATCACTCTCCGAAGCTGAATTACTTGAAATAGCTTTTGGGGAGTTAAATATAAAACCTGATGATTATTGGGATTTGACCCCCTTAGAATTTCATTATAAATTGAAAGGCTGGCAAAAATTCCAACAAAGACAATTGGAAAGCGAATGGGAGCGAACAAGGTGGATGACATGGACACTTTTGCAACCCCACACCAAAAAAGGGGCGTTTAAAAATCCAATGGATCTGGTATGTTTCCCCTGGGAAAAATCAAAAGAGATTGAAACGGAAAAACCAAATATTGACAGGTCAGTGAAAGATTGGATGAAGCAAATGGATGAAGATCACATCAAAAAAATGAAAGAAGCAATTAATGGCAACACTAGCAAAACTTAATGTATTAATTGGCGCAAATGTGCGGGGGCTTCATTCAGGATTGAGTAAAGCAGAACGCACATTAATTGCAAAGTCTAAAGTATTCAAGAAAGTTGGATCTGATATGACAAAAGCAATCAGCCTACCATTTGCGGCTTTTGCTGGCTTTGCGGTCAAATCCGCGGCTGACTATGAGCAGTCAATGAATGGAGTTTTGGCAGTGACGAAAGGAGCAGAAGCCCAATTTGAATCATTAAAAGATAAAGCAAAAGAATTAGGACGTACAACATCTTTTTCAGCTTCACAAAGTGCCCAGGCAATCGAAATGCTAGGGCGAAACGGTTTAACAGCAACCCAAATTTTAGACGGGGCGGCTGATGCTAGTATAAGATTGGCAGAAGCTACCAAAGCGGATCTTTCCATTGCGGCTGATATTGCCACGGATGCCATGGCACAATTCGGCATTGAATCAAAAAATATGATGGGAGTGGTTGACCTGATTGCGGGTACAACTTCAAATTCAAAATTTGCCATTGAAGATTTTCAACTTGCCATGGCGCAAGCTGGGGGCGTAGCTGGTGCCGTTGGTGTCAACTTCAAAGATTTTACAACATCAATCGCGGCGATCAGTCCATCATTTGCATCTGGATCAGATGCGGGTACATCATTTAAAACTTTCCTTACTAGATTAGTACCACAATCAAAAGAAGCAGCGGAATTAATGAAGCAGTTGGGCATCATAACAAGTGATGGAGCCAACCAATTTTTCAATGCTTCTGGTGAAATGCGGGGAATGGCTGAAGTGTCTGAAGTGCTGAAAAATGCTTTTGGTGGATTAAGTGAAGAACAAATCAATATGGCATCCAAAACAATCTTTGGAACGGATGCAATGCGGGCGGGCATTATGCTTGCAAAGACAGGATCAGGAGAATTTGAAAAATTAGCGGCTTCAATAGGTGAAGTAAGTGCCGCGAAAATGGCTGAAGAAAGATTGAAAGGATTAAACGGGGCGTTGGAAAGGATGTCATCAGCTTTTGAATCCTTAAAAATTGCTTTTGCTGAAAGTGGTCTTTTGGACTTCTTGACAAAAGTGGTTACAAAATTAACTTCTTTATTTTCGGCATTAGCTACCATCAGCCCAGTTGCAATGAAAGTTGTCACTGTAATTGGATTAATTGCGGCGGTCATTGGGCCGGCAATCGTAGTTATTGCACAGTTAAAAATTGCCATTGTTGCCCTAGGTGGGGCGGCGGCTATTGCGGGAACAGCAATGACTGTTTTATTTCACCCAGTCACTTTGATAACAGTTGCAGTGGCAAGTTTGGCGGCAATGTTCAAATTTGCATGGGAAAAATCGGAAAAATTCAGGGGCATTATATTGGGGCTTGGAAAAGTGATTAAGGAAGTGGCAAAAATGATTGGTGAAAGCCTGAAATCATTTGGCAATGGATTCAAAGCAATCAAAGAAGGTAATTTTAAGGACGCTGCAAGATCCTTTGCTGATGTCTTTGATGGTATCAATCCAAAAAAAGGTTTTACGGCTGGGGCACGTCTTGGAAAAGCTTTTTCTGATGGATATGCAAGCGGTGCGAAGAAAGTGGTAAATGAAGCAAAGGATATAATTGCAGAAACACAGAAAGCCATTGGATCGATTACCCCAACCACTAGCACACAAAGCCCTTTAAAACTTGGATCAGGCAGATCAACTGCTTTGTCCGGTAGTTCTTCAAAGAAAACAAAAGGTGATCGTGATGCGGGCATCAATTCCACCTTAGACAATTTAACAAACTCATTTGGAAAGAATAATACTTTGCCTGACACCCTAGCGGCTGTTTCAGGGGGGGTTTCTGATGTGAATGGAAGGATTAGTGAATTAAGCCAAAATCTAGCTGACAATACAGTCCCCTTGTTGAATACAATGCACGAAAGATTTATGTCTTTTCCTGAAATGCTTGAAAGGATCGGCGATGCGGGCGGGGTGATGGGTGAAGCTATTTCTGGAGCAATGGGAGCAATGGCGCAAAGTGTGGATGCTGGTGCCTCTTCTTTCAAGGAATTAGCAACGGTGGCATTACAAAGCGCAAGGAAGATTGTAGGGGCTGCTATTCGTAAAGGTGTAGCGGAGGCAATGGCAAATATGATGGGACAAGGGCCTTTAGGTTTAGTCTTGGCACCAGCAGTAGGAATAGCAGCGCAAGCAATGTTTAATAAAGCTCTAAAAGGGCTTAAAATTCCGGCTTTTGCTGAAGGTGGTTTTGTTTCAGGGCCAACATTTGCGATGGTAGGGGAAAAGCCAGGATCAAAAGGAGAATTTATAATTCCATACGAAAAAATGGGTTCATTAATAAATGGTGCCGTTGGTGGTGGAAGATCTGAAAATGTAAATGTACGGGGACAATTAGTGGGGGTTGGTGATCAGTTAATCGGCGTAATTGAAACAGGCGGACATAGAATGAGCAGATCAAGAGGATTTTAAAAATATTCGTGGTTATCCGTTAACCATTTCATTGTGAACAGGGTGATTTTTGTCATCCTGTTTTTATAAAAAAAAATCATGCAAGAAATACAAAAACTATTAAATCAGGCAATCGAAAAATTGGAAGAGTACAACACGGCAACACCGAGCCGGGAAAACTATATTTTACTAGGGTATTTGAAAAATATGCCACCATCTAGGGCAATGCCTCAAATGAAAGTAGTGAAACCTAGAAAAAACACCCCAAAACCTAAAAAATAAATGCTAAATCCTAAATTAAAGGATGTTTGGATTTATCGCAATGCAATT